TCTTTGTTTGAAACTTCATCTGTTGGTTCCGCTGGAGTTTGTGGTTCAACTGGCGGTTCCGCTGGAGTTGGGGGCATTTCAGAAGCCAAGATTTCTTTAACTTGCGGGGCTAATACAACTGCAAGTTCTTTCTTTTCTTCATCTGTTAATTTTGAAATGTCAATCATATTATCACTCTGTTGTGATTTTAAGTCAGGCATAACGCTTGCAAATATCTCATATAATGGCTTAGAACGAGCAAATTCTACTTTAGGATTGGAAACCCTACATAATGCAATGGCTTTCATAACTCCATCCGTTCCCGAAGGGTTATGGTTCCATTCAAACGAACTTCCTTTGATTTCATCCCTTATCGCAGAGTATATGTCGGAAAATACTTCTAATTCCGCATACATATTGCTTTCATCAGTAATAATTACCTCTGAAACTTCACCTATTGCGATATTTGAAACTACGTTTTCCTTTTCATCGAAATTATGATCTAAATTTACTGGCTTACCTCTTAATCCTGGACCATATCGTTCAATGAATTCCTTTGTTATCGGAGTTCCATCGACAGTCGTAGGATTAAGGACTGGTAACATTATTTTTGTTCTTGTTGCCATATCAAAGCACCTAAAAAGGTGTATTAAGGACGTTTTGAAAGTTCATCAATCCGCCCTTCTAAAATTTCATTTTTAGCATGGGCTTTCCCAAGCTCATAGTTTAATTTTGCATTTTCTGAAATCAGGGAATCAATTATTCCCCTGTTTTGTTGGTTTTCTTCCTGTCCATTTTTTCGAATTTCATGAAGATTTCCTGAACTTTGTTTGCAAAATTTATCTTTTTGTCAATTAATAAGCTACCTACACCGCAACCCATTAACACGAAAAAGATTACAGCGATTGTTTCCATTTCAACAGCCATTTTTTCACCAGCTTTAAAAAAACATTTTAATATTCGGGAAAACTCCCTAACGAAATATGTATTTAACCTTATATATACCATTTACTTGACGAACGCCCACTAATCTATATATACAATCATTTTCAAAGTTATATCAGGTGAATATAATGGATAATAGCCAAGTAGATGTAACGATACAACAAAAAGGTACAATCATTACAAACATATCTCAAATAAAAGAAATTGTGAATGGATATACTGATAATTCAACAGGATACGCCTTGTCTAAATTAGCAAAAGTGGATCAAAAAACTATCTCAACGCTCTTAAATAAAGAGGATTATAATCCATCATTCGAAACGGTTGTTAAATTAATGACTGCAATGGGAAAAAAATTAGTAATTGTTTAAGGTGAAAAAAATGGAAAATTACGAAATAAAAAACACTGACAGCCCTGAAAAAAGGGCACAAATTAAAATATGTGTTATTATTGCTTTCATCCAGACAATAATAGCATTAGTTACTGAATCTTACGCTAACTTATTTTTATTAATTGCGGTGATGTCATTTGCTTACTTGGTAGCAAATACTGACGATTTCTTTCTTGTATGGGATTCTGCGTGGGCTATTATTAAAAACCGTGGAAAGAATTTTAATTCTAAGTCATTTAATCGGGAAATCCCTGATTATCCGAACCGAAACTTCGGAAGATACGAACCAAGAAAAGAACCCGAACCAATCGAAGAACCAGAAAAACCGAAACAGACAGAACAAACAGAAAAAGAAATACCCCAAACTACCTTTGAAAATCCTGTTGTCAGAACTAGTGAAATACCTATTAAAAAAGAAGATAACGACAATAATAGCGTTATTTGGGCTAACAACTATAATCAGTCCGGAAATGCAAGAGATAATCCTAAACCTAATATCTAATAATATCATTGATGCAGTATTTTTATTCTTTGGAGGAGTAATATGGCTCGTAAAAACTATAATTCATGGCGAAACAAGTTCGTAAAATCATTAGAAAAAGAAGTTGAATTAGATGTTTTGGCTAACGTTGATGAAAATGTAAAATATGGATACACTAAACCCGAATTAAAATGGAAACCATTAACCCAGAAATACAAAGAAAAAAAGGTACTGCTCGGTAAAAATTTAAAGGGATTAGTGTTCAATAATACCATGTTTAAGGCCACGCAAAGCCGTGCACAGGTAAAACGAGATAGAATAATCTTAATTAAAATTTACAACAACATAAAATATTCTGGTAAGCATGAATACGGTGATAGGCCGTTTATTGCTCCAGCCATAAATAAAACTTTAGAAAGAAAAAACATTTTAAAATTAGCAATAAAAGCAGAAAAAAGGATAAAATAAATTAAACGTTGATTTTTATGTATATCCGAGATTTATTAAACCAAGCAATCCAAAATAAAGCATTTGGGGAGAAAAACCAGGAAGATTTTTTAGAATTAATGGAAATTTTGGAAATAAACCCCCCAACTTTCAAATATAAAGGTAAAACTCACTTGGATATGAAAAAATCCCTTGAACTGGTAGCTAAAAAGATTAAATCGATGGACATTATAGAACGATGTGAGGTATTAATGGGAATTGATACGATAACCCCTATACAAAAGCACGTTTTAAAACAAATGAAAGATAATTATATGTCTTGCATCTGCATTGGAAAAGGTGGCGGTAAGGATTTCATGTCCGCACTCCTTTTAATCGATGAAATCATTGATATACTATTTAATCCACTTGCTTTTGAAAGAATTGACTTGATGAACATTGCCCCCAATGCTGATTTAGCAAACAATGTATTTTTCAAAGAATTTAAAGTATGGTTTAAAAAAAATAGAGTATTTAATATCATTGGAATCGGGGAAAATAAAGGAAATTCAAAAGCACCAATCCAATTAGCAAAGACTTTTTTAGATGTTGGGCCGGCTATTACAGTGCATTCTGGAAACTCAACATCTGCATCTTTCGAGGGTAAAAACTTAAAATGTGTAGTTGTCGATGAAATAAGCGATGAGAATTTTAAAAATGCTGAAAAGATGTTTTATCAGGCTAAATCTTCCGTTCAAACTCGTTTCGGCTACAATGGAAAAGTTGTAGCCATTACTTGGAATCGTTTTCCAACCCCTAACCCTTTAGATGATGTAGGCTATAAAATAATGATGGAAAATCAAGGAATAGATAATATATTCACTTTTAAAGGGAAAACTTGGGAAGTAAACAGCCGGAGAGTTAAAGAAGATTTTAAAGATGATTATGAAAGAAACGAAATCCTTGCTAAAAAAATGTATGAATGTGAACCGCCAGATTTAAACGCTTACTTTATTAGCCTTGATGCATTAAACGCAAGGAAAAAAGATGGAGTAAGTTTATTTAATTGGCAACCGGTTTATGATGAAAAAGAGGGCAAACTATCTTTAAATTTTAAACAAAAAAGAGATATTAATAAAACTTTGTATATTCACACGGATTTATCAATTAACCACGATAGAACTGCAATAGCTATTTCTTATTTTGAAAAAGGGAAAGTTATTGTTTCAGATTTGATAATATTAGAGCCAACTGTGGGATATAGAGTAGATTATACCAGTTTAGAAAAGTTTTATAAATTTTTACAGGAACGATTAAACGTTAGATTGAGTTTCGACCAGTTCAACAGTGAATATTTTATACAGAAATTTGGTGGAGAAAGAATATCCAAAAGAGTTGATGTATGGACTGTATTCCAAGAGTTAGTCGAAGGACAAAAAGAAATAACCCTTATAGATGCCTCTAAAAAGAAAAAAGGTAAAATCGAATTTTACCAAAATGGGGATATCTGGGAAAAGCTAAAGCTTCAGATATTACAGCACCAAGTTAATTCAAATAAAGTGGTATATTTCGGGGAAAGAAGCCCCGACCATGCAGATGCAGTGGTGTCAAGTGTTTACAATTGCAGTATAAATTCAACCTACGAAATAGATGAAGAAGATGCTTTAGAAACACAAATAAAACCACTGCAAAATGAAAAGATTGTGTTTAAAAGCTTGTTTTAGTTAAAAGGTGATAAAGTGTTATATAATCATGCAATCAATAAGTATTATTATCAAAATTATCATTTTACAAGGTGATTAAATTGAAGCAAGAGACGATTTCATTAACAAACAATGATGTAGAATCTAGTTTAAAGAATATTAAAAGCATCATGGCTGCAAATGGTAGTACTGCGGTTCCAAATTCAGACGTATCAATATGGCAAAATTCAAATATAGCTATTTCCGCAGATGTTGCAGTAAACATGGCTATAAGACAGCTATTCACAGAGATATTTACGCCTTATTCGGTAGTATCTTCAATCCCTGGAATGCGTGAAGTTCCAGAAAATGTAAAACAGGAAGTATCCGACTTAATCGACAAACATATTAAAGATTTACAGTTGGCCTTTTCAGATTTTATATTAACTGGAAAATGTTATTTATGGCAATTAAGCCGGATTTCATCAACTGCAACAAGTTTAAAAGAACGTTCACACTTCAATGAAAAGTTAGGCCGTGTTGAATATTTCTTAAGTTATGTTGAACAGAGAAATATTGCAGCAAAATGGTGGGAAAATGACAGCTTAACCAATGTCACAATAAATATAGCTCCAGAAGAACTGCATAACCAACTGGACGCAGAATTTGTAAAATATGATGAAAAATACCTTTCAAAGTTCGTAAATCCTATACCTATTCATGATACCATTAAAAAATTAGCCGATCAAAAGAACATCCTTGCACTTCAAGTAATGCCTATGATGGCACAAAAAGCAGTTATACCTACCGTTGCAGTTATAACCCCTGATGGTAAGAGTGCAACAACTGCAAGCAATTATTTATCAAACTGGCAAAACCTTACTAGGGTGGTTATTCCAGGGGATCCTGATAAAGTTAAATTGGAAGTATTATCTATTGGAAAAGACATTCCAACCGATCTTATAAATAGTATGCTTCATTATTACACAAGTGCCATCTTTATGGGCCTTGGTACATCAATAAGCACTATTCAAGCCAGTGGGCAGGAATTAACAACCAGTAGAACGGTTGATAGGAATATATTAAGGATTGTTCAGGGCTACCAAGACGAAATTGAAAGATGGATTGCAGAACAATTAACCAAAATTGATCCAAAATACGAAGGCATTTGGATAAAATTCACAAATCCGGATCCTGATTGGGAATTAAATTTACTAGAAAAAGCTAAAATTATTACTGAATTAAAAGAAGCAGAATCTATTGGTGGATATGACTTTTCAAGCCTTATAGATAGGATATTCCCATCAAATGAAAACGGGGAAATCCTAGCATCAGCTATTGATATCAGTGAAAAAGAAGTTGAAAGCCTTTTAAAATCTGCAAATGCTAAAAGAAAAGGATTGGACTATATTTCAGATGAAACCAAAAGGGCTGAACTTGAAAAGAAAGCAAAATCATTATCCAAACTATTTGATAATATTGATATTAAAGGGGATCGTTTTGGTAGGGACTCTTTCAATGCGTTTAAAAAATGGTTGGAAGATAACTTTAACCCTCGAACTGGAATTTCTGACGAATTGTTAAATACTTTCACTCAGACCGAAGTAGATGCATTCTTTAGCGACTTTGTAGCACCTTTCCTAAATGCAGAAGGGATCTATTCGAATGTATCTTATGATGAAATCGACCGTTTAAAAACAGTTTGGGTTGATACTTTCAAAAATAACTATTCAAGCTATACAACACAGCTAAACGATGTATTAAACGATGGAATAAGAAAAGGATTGGATGAAGTAGCAATAACAAACAATCTTAAGGAAGTTACTAAGGGTTTAACTGCTGACAGGTTACAGTTAAGAGCAAGACAAGAGTTATCCAAAACTTACAATTTAGCCAGAGCTAAATCGATGTGGTATGAACCTGTTGTTTATGTAAATGCTGAAGACGACCAGGTAAGGCCAGCACATAGAAAACTAAACGGATTAGTATTCATACCCTCAGAACATCCTGAATTAGTCCCTCCTTTGGGATATAATTGCAGATGTTCAATAACTCCTTATAGGGGTTAATTTTTAATAAATTTTTTAAAGGTGATATTTATGGGAGAAAAAGGCAAAATTCCAGAAGAAGCTTGCGAGGATATCCTAATAAGACGTGCTCAGGGGGATACTTGGGCAACTATTGCAAAATTTCTAAAGAAAGATTATCAAGTTGAAGTTACAGTCCAGGCTATATCAGCATGGTATAAAAAAAGAAAGAATGAAAATAAAGCTATTTCTATAAGAGAAGAATATTCAAAAGATAAAGGTGAAGATGAAGTTAAAAAAGAAATGCTTGAAACTGTTGAAAACATGAATAAAATAATTAAGGTGGGGATGGATATGTTAAATACAATTGAAGAAACTCCTAAAGAAAAAAAGATAATGTGGCACAATGCTTTCAAAAATATTGTTGGGGGGATAATTTCCGCATCAAAAACGAAAATAGAAATGCTTACTCCTATTGATGGAGAAAACGACAAAGACATGCCTAAATTTAGTTTTTAAGGCATTAAAACATTTTGTTTTAAATCTCAAACATTTTTTACTATTTTGTTTGATATCTGTTTTAATTATGTTTCAATAATTCCACAACCTTTACTTTCAAGTAACGTTCTACCATTTTTAGACAAAGTGTAATGCCCGTAGATTTCACGATCAAGTAAACATTCACTGTGCATCTTGAATAGTTCAGTGTTGCAGGTTCTTTGAGAGTAGCCTGTCAGGTGGGAAGCGTAAGCTGGAGTAAGCATTTTATGTGTTTTGAATTGTTCCAGTATTGCTTCCCTAACTGTCATTGTTATCCCTTGATTTTTCTATAATACTGTTTTGTTTTTAGTGGTTTTTATATATTATCAAGTTTTTTAGTTCATAAAATAAGAACAAATTAAAAACATTATTTAAAGTATATAAATAAAAATATAAAATATATATTATTATATCATAACACCTTTTTTTTACTACTCACTTTATATCTATACATATCTTTCTTTATTTCTTAATCTATACACTATACTGCGAGTAAATCTAAAATACTCGCTATATTGTAATTAAGCATATAACTGCGAGTAAATCTAAAATACTCGCTATATCTACGAGTAAATCTAAAATACTCGCTATATATATCTTGAATACAATACTACGAGTATTCTATAAATACCCTAAAAATAGCCGTTTTTTTAACAAATACTCTACGATATGAACTCTAAAAATAGTGAGTATATTATTTCTATATAGGCTTATAAAATTTCAGATTTTTCAAATATCAATTGGATTAAATGGAAAGCTATATATATGTATCCGGTTAAATGGATAATTACGGAAAAACATATATCAATACAACAGGTGAGTTAATGACACTTTTAGACGATTCAATAATATTAAAACAAAAAGCACAAGAAGTACTTGAAAAAACCCCTTCAATTGAAAATAGATACCCTGCTGCATTCAAACTTATTAATGAATTAATTCCTTTCCTTGAAGAAGTTAAAAACAATGAATTAAAAAAATAATCAAAATCAAGTGAAAGGGGATCATAATGGCAAAAACAAGTAAAGTACAAACTGGTATGAAGTTGGTACTAACGGAATTGGAAAAATCCCCAGATAATAGTATGTCAAAAGACAGTATAAAAGAATTTCTGTATGATAGGAATTTTACAAGGCACGACCTTAAAAATATCCTGCTAAGACTTACTGAATTAAACCAAATAACTGTCGATGAAGATACTAAAATTATCTGCAAAATTGGAGATTATGAAACGCCACAATATTCAAACCGATTCAGTAATGATATTCGATTATGTATTAAGGATTACTTCCTGTCACAATTTCAAGATGAGATAATAGATGAAAAATTGGACGTCAGCATATCTTTAGATGACTTAATGAATTTTGGAACAAAAGAAGTAATTAAACGATACTATCCGACTGAAACCGAGCCATCAAAAATAAAGATACAACTTGATGAGATAGTCCACCATGGCTGCATTCAATTAATGGAATTAATCGAAGAATCCCCAGAAGATGCTTTCGAAATAGTGCAGGAAGCATACCTTGAAGCATACTATTCAATCAAAACTGAAAAACCAAAAACAATAAACTTTGAATTCACGCATTTACCCGACCACATTAATAAAAATAACTTTGGAAAACCGCTAAAACTGGAAGACATAAAATCAGATAAAATCGGTAAAGTTGTTGAGTTTGAAGCCGAAATAGTTGCAGCAACAGACGTAAAATCAGCAATGAAAACAGGATATTACATTTGCGACCAATGCGGGGAAATATTACAGAAAGATATTAAAAATCCCTTTGAAATGCAATTAGACCCCATATGTAAAAAATGTGCTGCAACAATGCGACTTGAAAAAGATAAATCGGAATATGTTGATTTTCAAGAGTTGGAAGTTCAACAGCCATTAGCAACAATGACCGACCCAGAAGGGCAGGCCAAAACCAAAAGAGTTTTAGTCGAAAATTCAAAAGGTTACAGCTCCGGATCAATAAAAATAACTGGGATCCCTATTAAAATGCCTAAAAATAAGAAAATAATGATTGAAGACATATATATCAAAGCAATTGGAATTGAAGAAATAAAAAATGCTGCAAGAATTGAAATGAATGAAGACGATGAAAACGATATTAAAAAAGTTGTAAATCAATTAAAATCAGAAAATAAAGATGTTGCACAGTTCTTCGCTAATCAGCTTTTCAGCCGTATTATGGGCCATGATGATATTAAAAAAGCCTTACTGTTACAGCAAATTAAAGGAGTTAATAAAAAACTCGGTGAGGACTCACTAAGGGCAAACAGCCACATCTTAATCGTTTCCGATCCTGGAGTTGCAAAATCAACAATGCTTAACACCATTTCAAAAATACCGGGAAACACCTTAACAAGCATGACCGGAGCGAGTGCAGTTGGTTTAATTGCTTCCGTTCAAAAATCACAGTCATTACTTGGTGACGAATCTTGGAGGGCTTCACTCGGGCCAATCCCTAAAGCTGATGGTGGATCATGCTGTATCGATGAGTTTGCAGTTAATCCAGAAGCACAGAAAGTACTATTAACCCCTATGGAGAACGAATACGGCCCAGTAGATAAAGCCAGTATTCACATAAAACTGCCAACAAGAACCGCAATACTTGCAGCATGCAATCCTAAGTTTGGACGGTTCGACCCAGATTTAAGCATTGTGGAACAAATCAACATGAAACCGCAGATGTTAAGCCGTTTCGATATGATTTTTGTAATTCGTGACCTTCCGGACAAAGAAAAAGATGCTAAAATAATGAGGCACATCTTAGAAATGCACGCTAATGCTTACAATCAAACCGTTAATGATAATAAATCAGTTGTTGAAGTTGCAGGCGTTGAAATAACGCAGGAATTCATACACAAGTATATTTATTATGCACGTTCACAGGCTCCAAGAATTCCGCACCCAAACGAAGATGCAGAAACAACCACTAAAATACTTAGCATCTATCAAACAATGCGTTTCTTAGGTTCACACATTAACCCAAGAAGTGGAGAAGCTTTCATCAGAGTTGCTGAACAAATCGCTAAATCAAAGCTTAAATCCGGAACGATTGAAGTCGATGATGTAGTTGAAGCAATAGGCATGATACAAGAATCTTACAAATCGATAGCATATAACGCTGAAACAGGCTCATTTGATATGGATAAAGTTTCAGGCATTTCAAAAGAAGATACTAATCTACAGAAAGATATTTTCAAAGTAATTAAAAAAAATGGATTAATTTCTGAAATCGAAATTATCGAAAATTTCACAGAAAAAGGATATCCTGAAGAAAAAATCAAAGCAAAACTTAAAAAATTAATATCAAATGGTGATATCGATGAACCAAAAACCGGAAAATTCAGAGTTATATAAATACGTAAATGCTTTATTTGAAATAAAAAGCGATTATGTAAAAGAACATACTAGTTTGCCATTCGAAACATTAAATGAAGTTGGAATTTACCTTTTTGAACTTAAAAAAGATCAAGAAAAAGCAAAACAAGCAATTTATCCAAAATATGATTTAATGAAAGTACTTTATGCTGCGAATTGTTTGCCGTGTTCTTCAAGTTCAATTGATAAAGAAACTTTGTTAATTTCAGTACATAAATATCTTTTTGAATATTTGGTGATTTTCAGCAGCAAATTACAAAGATATGAATATGCTGCAAAAGATGAACATCTCGAAAATTACAATATAATTTTATCTGAAAATCCAGTTAAGGTGATCAAAAAATGAGCGAAAAATACATAATCCTAGACACTGAAACCACAGGATTTGAACCCGGAAAAATCGCACAATTAGCCTACATTTTAATGAACGAAAAACTAAAAATCGAAAAAGCAAAGAACTTTTATTTTAAACTCGAAGAAATGCCAACGAGTGCAAGCAACATACACCACTTAACCGTCGAAGCTTTGGAAGAACTTTCAAACGGAAAAACATTCAAAGACAACGCAGAAGTTATTGAAAACGATTTAAAAGATAGGATTTTAATTTCTCACAATATCCCTTTCGATTTATCGTTTATTCGTTCAGAATTAAACGCTTTAAACGTTAGATACAATCCGGAAACGTTCTGCACAATGGAAGCAATGACTCCAAAATGCAACCTTTCACGAGTCGACCCATTAACGCAAGAAGTAACTCCAAAATGGCCCAGATTGACAGAAGCACTCGACTACTGGAAAATCCCAAAAGAGAAAGTTCTTGAATTTTCAACGCATATTTTCAAAGAATCGAAAGCCATGCACGATGCAAGATGGGACACTACTGCTTGTAGGTTAATATTCAGACGGCTAAAACTGTGGGAGATGAAACAATGAACCTCGCCTTCCTAAACTCAAACAGCAAATGCTCATTCTGGAACTGGGACAC